CAGAATGCTTGAAAGACACGTAGAAGAAAAAAGTAAAGCAACTGGGTTTTATAAAATAACCAGTTCTAGCCCTGGAGGACCAGTAAAGGTCTATGACCCAGACGGTCACGAATTGAGTAAGATTCTCAAAATAGAAATACCGCCAATCGTAGCTCATGAACAAATTACTGCGAAGATTGATGTGCCAGTCGTGCTTGACTTAGCTACTAAACCTGGAGAAAAAAGTGATAAATAAAATCATCCAAATCACTTGCGATTACTGCGGCCAACTCATCGCAGAGTTTCCAGAAATCGAAAATAAAAAGGAGGCCCTGCGCGAAGCTCGCCGACAAGACCGTAAAATAATAGTAAATCATGGTATGCATTTCTGTGAAAGCTATTGCTGGAATGCATACCAAACATGTAAAGGAGAAGCCTTATGACTAAAACAGTTGAGACTACATTTGAAACTTTGACTGGTTGTAAAGGCATCGTTTCAAAAGATGGAGGCAAGTGGCACTTGAGTATTAGCCACAAGAATAGGTTACCTACCTACGAAGAGTTGAAAGATGCCCGTTATAGATTTTGCCCCGACGTGAAATATATGGCGCAAATTTTCCCACCAAAAGAAGAGTTCGTGAATATCCACCCATATTGTCTACATCTATGGGAGATAGATGGATGATTCGAGCGGTCACATTCCATGCTATAGACCGCCTACGCGAAAGACGTGGCATATCACACGTGCAGGAGCACCTAGATATGATTCGTGAATGCAACTTACCATCGGATGGCATATTTGAACACGTAGACGGTTGGCGGTATGTAGTGAAAGATGGGGTGTTGGTGACGATACTGCCTCCAGATAAAGCCGCCAAAAAACGATTGCGCAATGAAGAGTTACTACATTTACTAACGAAAACTATCACACGTTATCCAAAAGCGTTTGAAGATGGAGCCGAAGTAGATGAGAAAAAATAAATTCGATGTGCCCGTGGATTGGGGCAAATTGAGTTCGCATAAGCCAAGCCGCCACGCCAAGAGTGAAAAACAGATTTACTGGGCGAAAATACGGATGGCTGCCAAAAAATTACTAAGGAGAAAAGGAGAATGAAAAATTACGATATAGTTTATTTTCTAAAAGACACCTATTACAATGAAGAGTTGCGGTATTCATTACGTTCCGTTGAGGAGAATTTCCCTCATGCGAGAGTTATATTTGCTGGCGGATGCCCAGTAGGCTTCAAGCCAGATTTACATATAGAGATTGAGCAAAGTCGTTTTGAACGAAAGAATACAAACGTCAAGAATAATGTGAGGATGGTCTGCGAAAATAACGACTTAACCGATGATATATTTATTTTTAATGATGATTTTTTCATTTTGAAACGTATTGAAAGCTGGGAATCAAATTGTTACAATGGCACCATCGCCAAATTGCGAGAGAATGTTCTAAATAACAATAAAGGCTGCGTTTCACATTATATTAGATTGCTTAAGAAATCAGAAGAAATACTTAAGCAAAAAGGTTACACCACTAAAAACTTTGAGTTACATTGCCCGATGCTGATTAACCGCAAAAAAATGCTGGGCATATTGGACGAATTTAATTCAGCACAGCGTTCTCTATACGGAAACGTTTATTTCAAAGAAGAATCTGGGCGCCTCTGTAAAGACCGAAAGATAGTCAATCTTAGCGACGACATACGACCTAGTGACTGGTTTGTCTCAACCGATGATTCAGCGTTCAAAGCTGGGAAAATAGGTAATACATTGAGAAATAAGTTCGCAGAAAGGAGTAGGTTTGAGATATGACACCAGAAGAAATAGAAGAATTAAATAAAGCTGCAAGATTGACTTGCGAATTTGAGGCTACCTCTGAGGTGGGAGAGGAGGCATAATGGATTTTAAGCCAGATAAACTATATCGTGCAGATATAAAAAATGCGAATAAAATGTTCGTGAATGCCGATGAGGTTAAAATGTTTCGCTATGCAATGAACCATTGCATAGCCACTGTGGCTTGCGGAGAGGACGCTGACGGTGGTTGGGCAACCGTTTATGATATTTCTACCGACCCAGCATTTAGAGGGCGTGGAGAGTGTCAGAAATTGCTTAAAACGCTAAAGGACGCGGCCGATAGAAATGGCCGTCGGTTCCGCTTGTGGTGCCCGATGAATAAGACGATTGAGCATATATGTCAGAAATTGGCTATACAAACCTGCTAGATGAAAGGAGACGTGATGAAAAGTATAGTAAAATTGACTTATCACGGAGTAATTTACTCGAAAAAGAACAATAAACGAATTGTGACGAACAAATATACCCAGAAGCCCATCATTGTGTCTAGCGTTCGTGCAAAAAGCAACGAGTGGAATATGGCGGACGAATTCAAAGCGCAAGCCCTTGAAGCCCGTTGGCAGCCAGAAGAGGGCGCTCGCTATGTCGTAAGAATCAAAATTTGGGAGAAAGACCGTACTAGGCGTGACCTAGATAACCAAGCCACGTCTATTTTGGATGCGTTAGTTCTTGCGGGTATAATTCCAGACGATAGCGTGAGCTGTGTCGTTAAGCTCTCAGTTGCCTATATGGGAATAGACAAATATGACCCTCATGCCGACATCATAGTTGCTGAAACTATAGCCTAGGATGTCCGTCTAAATCCATTGACACCAGAAATGCCAGTGTTGAACGTGGTCCAATAGCCACCATAAATGGCTCTCACCTCTGCTGCGGTAGTAAGAGTTGTGCTCATAATTATCATACCTACGTGTGATACCATAACTGGTTGGTCTTGCGAGTAGATTAGCCCCTCGATATCCAAATCGGCAGCCGAATTGGTTGGCTTGCGATTTATGCTGCACTTTCCGTTCTGCCCAATGAAGAATATCGGCTTGCCCACTGACAATGTGATTGCGAGCACCGTTGTAGCAAATTCGTCGACTGCACGTACCTCAATATCCCACTGATATTCATTATCAAAGCTAAGTATTAGGTCTGTGGCTTGGTATGCCGAATCAGTTATAGTTATTGGTCTATCTACCCAACCATCTTCGTCAGCACCGCTCGGCTTTTCCCAGGTCGAGCTATTTGATTTCTTGTAGCGATATGCAACTGCTAAAGTATTTTTGACAACGCCATTTACAGAGACAGGTGAATATGTACCACTAATTGTCAATGTGGTCTGAGCATAGAAATTGTTGACACGAGTTGCGGTTGCAGCCAAAGTTGGAGCGGCCCATGGTATTACTGTCACATTCTTGCTGACTGCTGTTGCGAGACTCAATGAGTCATTGGCGGCAACAGTAAGCGCCAACGTACCGTATGCTGTAGGCGAACCCGCGGCAAATGTACCAGACACCTCTGCGGCTGAACTATATGGAATTTGGATTGATGCTGCATTGAGACTCGCTGTATAGCCAGAGATTGATGCACCATCGTTTGCTGTAGCTTTATTTGCTGCCGAAATGATAACTTTTGGCTGTGATTGACCTTGAATGAAGATTTGATTGTTTCCGGAAACCGCTACCGCAGCAGAACTTGCATCTTCATAGGCGAAATTCGAGAAATTCGGTGCAGTATGAGTAGTTTTTGTGGAGAATGTAACTGATTTCGTTTCACTTGCGCCACCACTTGGAGTGTTGAGACGAGCTTGGAGTATAACTGACGACGCAGTCGGCAATGAAACCGTAAAGGTACCGGTCGTATTGGAAACGGTACCGAACGAAGCCCAACTAGTATATGTATTGCCTCCGTCAGTAGAGTAGCGATAATAACCGGTTCTGGTTTCCGCACCGCCATCCGCCTGGCGCGTGTATGAAATTACTGCATTGACTCTGTTGTAAGCCGTATATGATTGCGACGAAAGCGAGAGAACAGATAGCGGAGGGCAAGGTAAATAGATATTGCCAAACATGCGCCCATCCGAACTATACCCGTTATAGATATAACCACCATACCAGTATTTCGTATTGCCAACCAATGTTAGTGTAGTTGTTTGCGGTGAACTATTGTTGACCGTCGCGGTGTAACTTGTGCGGCCATCTTTAACGCATACGCTGCGCAATGACGGGCTAGTCCAAGTGCTTTGTGCACCAATACCTACTTCAATCTGATATGAACCAGTGCCACGTCCGTATGAGCCGTTTATGGTCAAATTCGCCGAGTTGTGCGTCTTCGAATTAACGGTTACTGACGAAATAGACGGGTTAGTATAGACTCCTGGGAAGTCATAAACGTCTTTAGACCACGTGCCTTGGAAATCTGAACGTAAGCCAGCCCCAGCTGTAAATGTTACATTGCGAGTACCGGTGCCCTGTACAGTGCGCGAGAATGTTGTAGTATAAACATCACCTACGGCAATTCCCGAACGGACCCTATTACCAAAATCAGTATCGGTGAAGACCGTACCACCTAAGTTCATTGTCGGGTCGGGAAAACTAGTATCTTGGTATGTATAGGTCCCCGTGCGATAGTAGTGCATTCTACCAAAAAGGGTAGTCCCTTCCCGCCAAGCATCAAGTACACACGTAAAGTATTGATTTGCCATTATGAAGTCTCCTTTTTAACAAATGCCCATCCGTCATTTTGTGCTACGATTTTAAGTGGCGGCATATCTATCTCTTTTTCAAATGCTCCGGTTTCGGCTGACACCAGTTCTGAACTAACTAATGCCGCCAGCTGATTATTCTTATAAATCTCAATATCCTGCGAGGTTTGCTTTGTATAACTACCGTCCAAATTGCTGTTTTTAACGGTTAGGCCATCAATATCAATCTGTACTTGTGAGTTTGAAAATTCACCATTTGCCTGTGTCCATTGAGTGCGCAGATTACCTACTGCCAGCATCATGTCCGTCACATAAAACTCTATTCCGACATCAGATGAAGCAGTGACAGTCACCATCAGCTCAGTAGAATGTGGCAAAATACCCTCTATGGCAAATTCGCCATAGTTAGATGTATCACCATTGCCAAGCGAAATAGTCCATACACCCTCTTGTGTTCCGTCCGACAATGTAATAGTTGCCGAGCCCACAGCGGTCTTTTTAAGTCTGCACGAGAACGAATAGTATGTTTTGCTGGCTTCCACGATACTATCATCATCTGGTTTCACTGTTACAACTTGAGTAGCAGTTTTGTCTGCTAATCGAATTACTTGGCCAGAAAGTGAACCGTTTGCGCTCGCATCGGCAGACGGAATGGCCGCCCAAGTTCCGGCACCAGTAAGTGTCCAATATAGTGGCAGACTATTTGCGTCTACGGCATAGAAAGCGGAGTTTTTGATGAGATTATTACCACCAGAATTTTGTACGCTAGTAACGACAGAATGGATATTTTGTGTCACCTGCGTAAAGTTCGCATTGGTTTGGTTTTCAAAGCTAGTCTGCTCTTCTACGATAAGGTTAATCTCCTGACCCTGCTTGTCTACCTTAATCTCAGTGTTGTAGATGGTTTTCATTACACCGCCAGCTAAAGCGTAGTTGGTAGTAGTTTCCTCTGGCACGACGCCTTTTATTTCTTCTTTGATTCCGCCATCTACGGTAATTTTGTGATAGGTAATGATGCCCTCTACTAAATTACTCTCGTCGTCCTCAAACTCTACCCTGTCACCGCATTCTAGCCAGCCAAGTCCGACAGTTGTAGCTTCAAAACCATTCCACTCAATACCGTCCACAGCATCAAGTAAATTACCGATAAACGCCGTACGGTCATCATCCATAATTTCATTATTCGCTAGCTTTACCTCGGTCAGCCCGTTTTCCTCTACGCTCTGCGCATCTGTGATGGCGATATTATCTTCTGCCGGCATTCGAGAAAGCACCACAGAATTCACTGGACCGTAATGTGCGCCTACGGTAAGTGATTTTAACTTTTCATAGTCTAGCGAGCATTGAACGGTTGCTTGATGTGGTCTAAAGTAAATCTGTCGCAAGCGGTCATCTACCACAGCCATAGACGCAGTAGCACCAGCAATTTCAGCAAGAATGTTACGATAATTTTCAGACGAAATGTTGGCGTACAAATCTTCTGCAATTTCATAATTATAGTTCGGCAGAGAACTCATATCTGCTACCGTAAGACCAAATCTATTCCCAACTGCCTCAGCAAGTTCGGCTATTGTACATGGGTATTCAATACCGGTCTCATAGTCGGCATCTTGCATCTCGCTCATCTTACCGATTGCTTTAATAGTTGTGGTTTCTGCACCTTTTTTGACTGGTGCTTCGGTGACGAGGAAATAGCCATAATCTATCTGCTCATAAGAATCTGCGCTAACATACAAACCATATCCGATACGGATGGTTTTTCCTACTAAATCATAATTCGAACCAAGTAATTTTACGGTAGCAACAGTGGCGACTGAGCCAAATAATTCACCTGTACTCTCGATAGAAAATGAAACGAGGTTGTCTGTATCTGTAATAGTCGCAGGGTTGCTGCCAAAAGGGTCAATAACAACACTTGCGGTGACTCTCTTCACCGGTGCTACTGCGGCAGATTTGAAATTATCAGATACGTTAATCATTTTTTAAGTCCTCTTACTTACTGGAATCAGATTTACTGTGAATGTTTTGTATAGACCTCTTGCTTTATCTAGCATCGGCAATTCAAAATCACCCGCATAATAGTTGGCGGTTTTAGTAGCCTTGCTCTGTGGGTCAAAATAAGTTACCGAGAAATAATCTTGGTTGAGCAATCCAGCGATAGTTGACACCTCATTTTCTGTAAGACCATCTCTGAATGTAAGCAATAGTTTGGGGAAAATGCCAATTAAATTAGCAGAGATATTCCCAGCCATATTACGTTCAGCATCTTTCCAAAGTTTGTTATATTGGACAGAGTATGATTTTAGACCAGATATTGTGGTGTTACCGATTTGTAGTAAATTCCCGCTAAAAGCCATTCGCCCTCCTTATCTTATTGGTATTTTTATGTAATGGACACCCGATGGTAGTGCAGAATGTTGCACTCGCTTGCGTTTGTTTCTCATAAAATCCTTTCATTATTCGTCCCTCCACTCGATAGTATCCCCAGCGAAAAGCCCTACTCCAGAAGTAGAAATCCAACCAGTATAAACGCTTTGTCCAGGTCTAATTACGGTAGAATACCAGTGAGATGCATAATCATTCATAGCTGAGCCCCATACAATCTCACCGCGACAGCGTTTCATAATGGCACCCATTGTGTCACCCCTTACAACATTGATTACTGAACATGAGTCAGATATTGGAGTTGGATTAGGGTCCGGTGTCGGTTCTGGCTCTTTATAGGTCTTAGGTCTAAATGCGCCAAGAAAATCGTTAAGCGACAAGTTAATGATGTTTGCCGCAGCACCACCGCCAGGGCACGCAGAACCACCCTGGTTTTGACCAAGACAAGCCACATAACCATTGTTATACGGGCCAGCCGCCTCGCAGGTATGCCCCCAAGTTCCACCACCAGTTACGATAATGTCGCCGGTCTTAATAGATGTTTTGTCGAACACTTGGTCATATTCTGTGCCAGCATTGACGTCACGACAGTCCCACATGCCTCTAGCCGCGCCAGTGCCACAAGTAGAGAAAGTCCTTTTGTCTTTCGTATAATTCATAGAGTGTAGCGACGATAGGTCCCAGCACTGCGAACCCGCGTAGCCATCAACATTCCAACATTTCCCTATAACATAGTCCTTAAAGACCTGGAATGTTTCAGTAGGGGCATAAATATATGCGCCCATACCGCACTCTTCTCCATCAGGGCAATAGTCAGACATAACTTTATAAGGATTATTGTCATCAATCTTCTCCACTGTTGGCGCATCAATGGTATAAGTTGTTCCATCAGCGTTTTGAATAAGGGCAGGAATAGCTGTTGAAGAATACTCGATAATTGCTTGTCTCGCTTCTTCCATTACTTTTTCTGTGGATTCGTAAATTTGCGCATCTCTCCCATCTAGGGTGCGGTATTCTCCGTTTTCAGACGGATGCGTAATGATTAAAAAGAACCCGCAAACAAGCAATGAACCAACCACGACAGCCCAATGGGCATTTCGTTTGAGAAAATTAGTTATCTTTGCCATTTTCTTTTCTCTCCTCTATTACCTGCTGTGTTGTGGTGCCACCAAACCACATATTGATAACTGTGAGGATAGCTGAAAGCGTTTGGACAATCTGTTTCGCCACTCCTGCAAATCCCCAAGTATCACCAAAAGATGTTACTAGGAATATCACACCAGAGATAATCGCCGCAGCAATCGACATTTTCTGCTTAAACGATATTGAGGTGCTGATTGGTTGTATATTACTTGCCATCACGCTCTCCTTTCGTTAGTTTGCGCACCAAAAAACGCACCTACGATTGTAGATGCGATTGTGCTTAATTAAATTATATCATAATCCGGCTATTCCTCCCACAGGCCTTTGTAATATGTATCCATCCGGCGCAGTAGCTTGGTTGAATTGCCTTTTTCGGCGTGAGCGCGCCAGCTCCGATAACATTCGTCCACCTTATCTTTGCTGATTCGGCCTTTCTTGGCCAGTTTCACTAGCCGGAATAGTTTACGCCGGTAGTTCTTTACATTCTTTGGTAAGACAGTTTTGACGACTTTGCCGGTGTCTGTGAGTTTGTAAATAAAGCCGAGATATTTGATGCCGTCTGTAATGTGGTATATTCTCGTTTTCTTTGGGTGGAGTTCAAAGCCCATAGGTTCAAGCTGTTTGGCTATCTCAATGCGACATTTGTCCAAGTAGTCCTTGTCCTCGTGGATTAAAATAAAATCATCCATGTATCTTGTGTAGAATTTAATGTGCAAACGTTCTTTAATAAAGTGGTCGAGAGGGTTCAATACTGAGATGCCAGCAATCTGAATCATCTGGCTACCTGGCATATAGCCAACCTCGCCGGAGTATTGCCCACGCATAACCTCGCAAGCCATCTCGTATATTTTCGGTGGGAGGTGCTTTTTGAATGTTACCTCTACTACATCGTGGCGCATATTTGGGTAGTAGCCCTTAATATCGCATTGTAGGACGTAGCCTTTCGTGCCATGTTTCCGGTAAAACTTCTGTAAAAAAGCGACCAATCTGTCGCGTGAGAAGTTTGTGCCTCTATCTTTTTGGCAAGCTCCATTGTCGTAGATGAAGCTTTTGACCATTCGTGGGTAAATGGCGTTGTCGTTGAGGCTTCGTTGATACACTCTATCTCGGAAGGCCACACCCATTACGGTACGCATTTTACCACAACTACTAACTGTGAATGGCTTTTGTGGACGTGGCACGTATGTTCCGGCCTTCAACTGTTCCTCTAATTTTACGGTCTCCTCGATAATGTTCAAAATATAGTGGGCAACGGAGTCTTTCCACAAAACACCCTTTTTGCATTTCATTGCGCTTTCATATAGCGCGTCAAATCCTATAATTTCGTCCATTTTGCCACCCTTGGGTGCGGCGCTGATAGCGATACTGGCTCGTAAACCAATCGCGTCGCCGCACAATTGTTCGTGCTTAGGACATTAGTGTCCTAAACAACAGGAATTCAGCTCCTTGTGTTGTGCCAATAATCTGGAAGGCTTATGCTAGGCAACGGCCATTAATCCAATTCGTAAAACACAATCCGGAAGCAGGCGATACTGGTTGTTGGCGTTGTTGTTGTTGAGCGAGCCATCGGACTGCCCGTTTAACTCGTTGTTCGCGTTGGTATAATTCGCGGAACGCAGCCATACTCAGCAACTCCCTGCTACTACATAGCCTACATCCTACACTACGACGAATCGTAGCGCTTTTTGTCGGCGGCACGCCACTTCTTAATATACTCACGAGCCTCTCGTGTGATTTTCCCCCAATAAGCTACCCTTTTTGCGGGTAGGTGATAAGTTCCATAAGCCATGTCTATATCGATTAATAATTCTGTGCATGCTTGGAGCGCATTGGTCTGTAACCTATATCTAGCCTCTTTGGCCTCCTCGTCTATCTCGCCGGTTACAGGCTTTTGCACGCGTAGGTCATTCGCTAATTTACAATTCCGATAGATTGCTTGACCATGACGCTTAATATCATTGCCGAGCACATCATCAAATTCGACAGGAAACTTTTTCTTGTTCGCCAAAATTTGATTGGTGTAATTAGCGACTTCAAGCGCTTTAACCAACACAGCGAGTCGTCCTTCTTTTCGTTTCTCGGCAGGCACAGTCATAATTCAATATCCTTATACTTATTTTATACCATGCCCCCCCCCCGCAGCGCAAGCGCTGTAGATGAACAATCTCCACGCAAGCGTGCGTGGAGATTGGGGGATTAGTGGATGATTGCACAAGCCGGAAGCAGGCGATACTGGTAGCGGGCGAGGCCGTCGCCGAGCGAGCCATCGGACTGCCCGCCTAACTCGCCGTTCGCGCCGGTATAATGCGCGGAACGCAGCCAGTATTGCCCATTAGAGGTTTGTCCTAACTGTGCAAACTGACGATATGTAGAGCTATTGTTATTGGCCGTAGGAATATTGGTAAGGTAATATTGGAACGGCTCACCTTCGGCTGTATTTTTAGCAACCGGACGACTATCCCAGTCTGACGGTTTGAACTGCATTTGTCCAGCAGACGGAATCCAGAACAAGTCCTCAGTTTCGTAAACATCGCCATCAAAACAGCTATTGTTGTTCACGGTTGGAACCTTAATTTTGCCTGCGACAGCCACCAATTCCGAAGGAATAAGTTGCAAGAAACCTTTACCCGTATAATCACATCGGTCAGTAATATGAACTGGTGTGTAGCTAGACTGAACATTGTCTGCGTCCGAGTTAAGGATTGCACGAAGCTGTGAGCCATCCCAACGGTTGATATATGCGTTGTTGAGTGCAGTAAAGCCCTTTGTCATATTCAAACCGGTCTTATAAAAAATAGCTGTGTAGTCACTATATGGCAAAGCATCGCCAACTTCCACGTTTAATTTCGTATAAGTGGAGCCATTATACCCGTAATAATACGTATCTGCCAAAGCTACCGGTTCCGTAGCGGAATCACACGCAGTTTTGGACTCGGTAGAATATCGACGAGTGAACGGTAACGCGTGGTCCATCATGATAATCGTAGCCTTCGCACTTGTTCCATCTGGCAAGGTTACATCATAGTTGGCATCTACCACAATCCAGTTTGGAGTATAGACAGTATTGTTGTAGGTGAGTGTGCTTGGCAGGATAGAGCCCACACCGTAGTTTTGCCAGTTCTCTTTGACATCTGCCCAGTCCGTAGTGTCCGGAGTTGCAGCCACCTCGATATTCACCGTAATAGTTTTCTCTAGCGCAGGGCTGTAAGCCGAAATCGTAGCCGAGCCGGTGCCATTCGCAGTTACCAAGCCGTTTTGGTCCACGACAATATCTTGGTGCGAACTTGACCATGTGATGCGCTGGTCCGTAGCTGTGGAGGGCTTGAACATCACATTGAGCTGACGAGTTCCGTTCAGCGTGAGTGGCAACGATGTATAGGCAAATGAAATATCCTCTAGTGCCTGATTGATTGTAACCGTCATACTATCGGACACGGTACCAGAGTAATCTTTTACTGTCACCGTACAGACGCCACCTTTTAAGATATGCAAGCTATGTGTTCCGTCGCCATTATCTAATACGTGAATCATACTATCGTCAGATACGAGTACCTGTGTCCATTGTGGAGCATTGGCTGGTAAAACCGTCACTGCTAGCGGGATTGTTAGATAAGTGCCAGAAAATGAGAGATTCTCAAAGGCAGATTTATTTGTAATAGCTACCGATTCCACATCAGAAATACCAGTTGGTAAAGCTGTAATTGCCCCTGCCATCTGCGCAGGCGTATAAGTATTTTGTGTGCCGTTTTTATCGCGGATTGCATCTGCGATATCATCAAGGCTTGTTCTATCTACTAAAACGTTTCCCATAAACCTCCTTAATATGATATGTTATTACCATCTGCGAAAGAGAAGTTAAACACGAAGTCAAAGGTCGCTTCGGAAGATGTGCCAGAGTTCGTGATAGATACAGAGTCGGTGGTTTGGCCAAAGTTGACGGTGGTAGTCCCAACCGCAACAGTGGCGGCTTGTCCTGGATTACCTTGAATCCCTTGTGGACCCTGTGGACCAGTATCACCGTCGTCACCTTTCTCGCCTTGTGGCCCCTGCTCTCCAGTATCGCCTTTGTCACCTTTGTCGCCCTTATCACCTTTGGAGCCGGTATCACCCTTTTCTCCTTGTTCACCCTTAGGGCCCTGCTCACCGGTTTCGCCTTTCGCACCAGTATCACCTTTGTCCCCCTTATCTCCTTTGTCGCCCTGCGGTCCTTGTGGCCCAGTAGCGCCGGTATCACCTTTTTCGCCCTGCTCTCCCTGTGGCCCTTGTTCTCCGGTGTCTCCCTTATCTCCTTTGTCGCCTTTATCTCCCTTGTCGCCTTTTGGGCCGTCAAAATACCCACTGTCGCGTTTTTCTTCAAGGTCGGCAACAGCATCATCAATTTCTTTTAATCCATCGTTGAGTTTTTGCTCATAAATCTCAAATTGTGTAGGTGTGACCTCGCCTGGATTTTTGACATCTGGGTTATAAGAACCTGGATTAACTTTGGCTCGTGATGGAATAGGAGAATAGCGTAACTTTAGGTCTTCGCCATCTACCTCGTATCCATAAACGCCAATTTTGATGTCGCCTTTATGGCGTAATACCTCTACCGGTATATTGCATTTATCGTCGAGAATCGGCATTTCATAAGCATCCCCCGTCTCCAAGTCTGTAAAAACAGCCTTTTTAACGAGGTCATCAAACAAGTTGCTGAACTCGAACTCGCACACAGTCACATTGTATTCGCCCTGGTTCACAGAGCTAGGCTGTATGATTTCTACTTTTGTAGTTGTAACACTTAGTCTCATTAAAACCTCGTCTTTCTGTTCTAGGTGGAAACAAAAATCACACCCATCATTTAGATGCGTGCGATTGTGTCTTATTGAAATTATACCATATTTACAATCGTTTTTGGGCAGGTAAGGCGTCCAGAACCTGCAACTCTATTATAGCATAACCAATTCACATTTGCATGGTGTGTCCGCTGGGATTCGAACCCAGATGTACCAGTGCCACAAACTGGCGCTTTAGCCATTTAAGCTACAGACACCATATTGGAGAGCCGTGGCGGATTTTAACCACCCTCCTCTGCTTTGCGAACAGCCGCCTAGTCACTCGGCCAACGGCTCATGTGGTTGCCACGCTACGATTCGAACGTAGATTGAACGGTCCAAAACCGTTAGTCCTACCATTAGACGACACGGCAGTGGTAGGGGGTGAAAGAATCGGACTTTCGTCGGACGTGTATAAGACGTCTGCTCTGCCATTGAGCTAACCCCCTTGGTTGCCACGCTTGGACTCGAACCAAGTTCTTCTGTTCCAGAGACAGACGTTCTACCATTAAACTACACGGCAATGGCGCCCTGGGCGCGACTCGAACACGCACAACAACGTCCGTAGCGTTGTGGTCTATCCATTAGCCTACCAGGGCTGGCACTCCCACTAGGATTTGCACCCAGACTAAATGCTTAGAACACACTTGTGCTATCTATTACACTATGGGAGTAAATGGTGCTGGTTCAGAGTATCGCACTCTGCGGAAGCGTTAGCTTGGGAGCTTTACAGGCTCCACCATCTCTTTAGTGGGCTAAACCAGCGTGGTGGCACCTAGAGGAGTTGAACCTCTCTAAAACGGCTTAAAAGGCCGCTGCACAATCCGCTATGCCAAGGTGCCTGGTGCCCCCTCTGAGATTCGAACTCAGGACACCCTGCTTAAGAGGCAGGTGCTACTAACCACTGAGCTAAAGGGGCATTGGCGCAGGGATTAGGATTTGAACCCAAACAGACGGCTTTGGCAGGGATACTAGGTACTGCCCCCAGTCGAACGCTTTTGGAGAGCGGCCTGCGTCTTACGCCTATCCCTACGTTTTTGATTTATCTCATCCCTATGAGCATAGTAATATACTCTGCGCTTATATTTGTTCCTTTCGGTTTTTGGCAGATGAGAATAGTCATGCTGCATTAAATCACTACGCGTCTTTTTTAGATGGCATTTATGGCATAACAATTGGCATTTTTTCAACTCGGCATCTAATTCTTTACTATGCATCTTTGCAGTAATAGCAAAGTTTTTACCAGAACGACTACTGTGGTCAAATTCTAGATTCTCAGTTGTGCCGCACATAAAACATTTGCCACCTAATTTTGCAATTAAAGTACTCTTTTCTCTTTCATACCTTTTTTTCTGATATACCTTCTGATATTTTCTTTGGTATTCCTTGTCTTTTATCTTATCTTTATATGGCATATCATACATTATATCAGGTTTTGGAAAAATAGTTATACTGGTGACCGCAGTGGGATTTGAACCCACGAATGATAGGCTGAAAACCTATTGACTTAGCCACTTGTCTATACGGCCTTTTTAAGGAGCGAGGGGACGGAGTTGCACCGTTCTAGCCCAAATGGGCACAAGTTAGGGTGGGATAACTTGGCAGGGTCAACCGCGCCTCTGAATGGCGCCCTCGCATGTTTGGCGGAGGGATAGGGACTCGAACCCGTAAAGGCTTTTACACCCGCTTGTTTTCAAGACAAGTTCCTCATCCAGCCGGATTCCCTCCATATTTGGCGGAAGACGGAGTTCCCGACACTCATAGCTTTCACTACCATCCGCTTAGCAAGCGGTGCTGGGACCCTCCCAGTTCATCTTCCTTGTGGCTGGCACGATGGGACTCGAACCCATGACTCTCGCTTTAACAGAGCGGCACTCTACCAGCTGAGTTACATGCCACCAGGAGAACGGGACGGCTGGAGTGTGCCCCAGCTAGTTGCAACGCAGGTGTGCGCAAAAGGTCATACACTCAACACAACATTGGACGTCCCGATATTGGCGCCCGCAACGGGATTTGAACCCGTGGTCTCCACCGTGACAAGGTGGCGCCCTAACCACTAGGCCATACGGGCGAACAGAGCTTGGAGCCCACTGTCAGAATCGAACTGACCTCACCCACTTACAAGGAGGGTGCATCGCCACAATGCTTAGCAGGCATTAAAGGCCTAGCATGGTACGCATAGCTTAGAGGCGTGCTAGGCTCATATACAAATTGTTAATGGTCAGGGTAATAGGATTTGAACCTATGGCCTCTTCGTCCCAGGCGAAGCGCTCTAATCCAGGCTGAGCTACACCCTGTGGTGCCGCCCCCTGGAGTCGAACCAGGTACGCCCGCCTCTTCAGAGCGGCGCTCTACCGTTGAGCTAGGGCAACGTATTGGTGGAGACATAGAGAATCGAACTCTACACAGCATCCTTGCAAAGGATTCTCGCCACCTTGGAACATGTGTCCCCGTTTGGTCTCTCCTCTCTGATTCGAACAGAGGACTTCCCACTTGTAAGGAGGGTGCTCTAGCCACTGAGCTAAGGAGAGATGGTATCCGCACCCAGACTCGAACTGGGATTATTGCCGTGAGAGGGCAATTTCCTAGCCAGTTAGAAGATACGGACTGGTACCCCGCCTCAGATTCGAACTGAGAACATTTTGCTCCTAAGGCAAACGCCTCTACCAGTTGGGCTAACGGGGCTGGTGCAAGTTGAGAGAATCGAACTCTCATCCTCTGCTTGGAAGGCAGACATAATAATCCATTATACGAAACTTGCTTATGGTAGGTGCAGGCAGATTCGAACTGCCACTTTACGAGGTTTGAGCTCGTCCTCTCTACCAGTTGGAGTATGCACCCATGGTGAGAGCGGTGAGATTCGAACTCACACTGAGGCGATTTTAAGTCGCGTTCCTCTACCGGTTGGGATACGCTCCCTGGTTGGGGCTAATAGAGTCGAACTAATGTTTCCTCCTTATCGGAGAGGCGCACTAACCGTTGTGCTAAGCCCCAGCATGGTTGCTGGGTCGGGAGTTGCACCCGACATAAGGCGCTTATGAGACGTCTCAGTCCACTGGGACTTTCCCAGCAACAGATTATAAGTAATGAGTCAATACCTTAATTATACCACAAACCAAAATAACCAGCCGAAGCTGGTTATAATGGATATTGATAAATGCGCGAACATAAATCAATAACTCTATTATATCACAAAAAAGAGCCCTTTCTTGTGGGGAGTGGGCTCAAACTCTCACCTAATAGCGTCGCTACACTAACTATAGAGGTTTTACCGCGAACTAACTCCTAGTAGCTCGGACATTCGGAGCTTCGTATTTTAATAGCGGCGGACTCTACCGTACGTGTTCAAGTCCTTAGAGATATTATAACATGATTACGCTTATTTGGATGGTGATAATTTGCCTTATCTGTGCTATAATAAGTTTAAGCTAAAAGGAAAATAAACATGAAAAAACAAAAAACAGAGATATCATACGGCGGAGCAGCATTGGTGGTGGCTAGCATCTTCGCCATAATCTTCTTCTGCTGGCAACTCATAGATACATTTATGAGGTTTGACTTAAGTACCGCATCTCAAACAGCAAAAGATATGTACATTGGGCTTATGTGGTTTCAACGGCAAAGCGCGTTTGCACTAGATGCTATTGGAATTTTGGTCAGCATAGCCTTGATGGTCTACGGATTGCATCTTAGAGTACCAGCGAGAGACAAAAAGAAGACGGAAGCACCGAAAACAGAGGTTAGCGTTCATAGGGAGAGCGAAAATGAAGAAGAAGACGAATACATCTAAAACAAAATACATAGTCATTGGTATCTGTTGTGCAATCGTGGCAATTGCATCCACTATTGCAGTTGTGCCGTCATTAAATACTAGCAGGGAGTATATCCTCAGCGAAAAAGAGAAGTCCGATGTTTCGGACGTTTATGCCTCCATGTTGGGCATACAAGGTAGCGCCAAATCGTGTAGAGCGATGGAAGAATTAGCGCAGAAAGTTAAGCCAGATACCGACTGGTTTGATGCGAGCAGCTACTGTCATATTTATTACAATGGCACTTATGAAAAAACAGATAAAACAACCGTTATGTATTTAGCGGACGACAATTATGAGGCGATTTATATTTTCGACAAGAAAATGGACTCTCTCCTAGATTTTGTTTTTACAACAAAGAATAATTCGAGAAATTATAAGCGCATATCGCTAGATAGTTAGACGTTAATTAGTGCCCTGTTAGACAACGAGCTCAAATCGTTAATACCAGAAATAACCTTGTTGATGAGTGTATCTTCCCCAATTTTAACCGTAACATGAACTGGCTCACCATCGCTACCCAAATCATCTGGCAATACCGACGCATCACCAACACCAAACGAACCGACACTGAAATCCGGTATGTTGAGTGATGTATCAAATGCGCTAGTGATAGTATTTCCTAGAGAATTCATGGCTCTTTCAACGGCGCTTTCTTCCTCTTCTACGCCCTCTACCAAACCTTTTACTAGGAAACTACCAGCCCCAGCCATTACCTTTGACGGAGACTCGATGCCCATTTTCTTACAAAATGCTCTATATGCGGTTTCACCAAGCGCGCCAGCGGCATTTACGACCATATATGAGTTTGCTGAAATACCGTATGCGAGCCCAGAATCAAAGTTATATCCTGCCGTGCTTGCAGTTCCATTAAGAGACACTATCCTACGCTCAACAGCACCAGTCATTCTATCAATATGATATTCTACACCATTTGAAAGCTCCTCGGATGATGCCAACACTTCGGTTACGAGCTGGTCGATTTCGCTCTGAGTAAATTTGTGCGTATCTCCTAAGGCGTCCGTCCATTCATCATTTCTATCTACTGCATCTTTTATTGCCGCCTCAAGAGTATCAAAGCTTTCGCTGGCGAGATTATTTGCCAGTTGCTGAGCAACCGTGTATTTTTTAGCGTTGATTGCACTCTGGATAGCAGAGTCAGTCGCCTTTTTGTTATCATTTTTCGCTTTAGTTTCATCGGCTATGGCAGCTTTGAGCCTGTAAGTAGCGTTTTCTACTTCGGCTTCTGCCTTTTCTAATTTTTTCTGTTCTTCAGCAGTCAATTCGGTCTTCGCTTTTAGTTCGTTGATAATTGGCTGATATTCTTCAGTGACTTTAGATAAGTTTTCTTCCGCTCTAATACGCGCCAAAGTAGAATCTGATGCGGCAAGCTGAGCATCACGCATAGCGTCCAAGGCCTCAGTATAGCTAATTACTCCATCCCTGTTAGTGTCGACTTTCGATTTCTCTATATCGAGACTCGTATTAAATGAGTCAGTAGAATCTGACGCACTATCAGTCGAAGAGATAAAGCCCGCAAGAATCGCCACCACGCCGGCAACTGCAGCTGCAATAGCCACAAATGGCAGCAAGTCTAAAGCCGCAGCAAAGAGCGTTGTTGCTCCAGTTGCAACAGCCGTAACAGTTGAATAAATTTGCTGCGCAGCGCTTACTATGCCAAGCCCAATTCCATAGGCACCGTTTGCAGCATTTCCAGCCACCATAGCACCATTCATAGCCAATTGAATACCCATTACTACGCCCATAATAAGTTCGTAGGCCTGATAGGCGGCAATACCAGCTATTACGCCAGCAGTTAGCGCTGTAATGAGCGTAACAGCCGCTTGGTTGCTCGCAATCCACTTTAGAGCATCACCTATTGCGTTTAATACATTGACGATGATTCCTCCAGTAAATTGAGCAATCGGGACAAGGAAGTATTCAATAAATGGTCTGAGCGCAGCGTTCCAGAAGGTCCCGATTATCGAGCCCACAAGTTGTATGGCGCCAGATAGAGCATTTAGGAATGCTGGTAACAATTCATTATTTATGAAGACCCTTATTGGAACTAAGATTTCCTGCAAATCAAGGAATATATCAAGTATTATTTCGCCGACTTTTTCTAGTGACCCAAACAAATCTCCAAACGAGTTTGCGATTTTATCATAGTTTGTCTGTTCTATTACTGAACTTAGAGCATTAAAATATCTAGGCAACGCTTCCTCTATTGCGAATTTCGTTAATGGTTTTATAAATTTATTTACAAATTGTTTCCCAATTTTGACTAGACCTTTTACATGGGTTTGTAATGCACTCCAATATCTCACCATTGAATCTTGGAGATTTGAAAAATCGATGTCCTTAAACATCTCGGCAAATTTTTCTCTAATTCTATCTGCGATTGCCGCAATTTTATCCGATGCCGATTCAAATACTCCCGAATCCCAATCGAAATTATAACCACCGCCTCCACCGCCTGAGCCTCCTGAACCGCTACCACTTGAGCTTTGCTCTTGTAGAGTATTCATCTCGTCAAACGCGGCGAGTTGTTTATTTAGCTTCTTGGCGGATTTAGCAGCATCGTCAAAGCTATCAGCTGTGTCAGACGCTCCGGCGGCCATAGAAGATGCGTTAGACGCCGCTTCTGCTGTTTCCGTCACTATATCAGCCGTGGAACCGGAGCCACCAAACAAAGCGTGTACCCACGCAAAAGCTTCCTTTAGGACACGCACAAACGCCGCTACGTAAGTACCAGCCTTGTATATGGCGTCACCAACGTTATTAACAAAGGTATAGATATTTTTCCAGCCAATTTCGCTAGCAACAACAGCCACAGCTTTACCGATGTTGGTTTTTAGACGGATGAGAGCGGTATCAATACCAGCTACCGAGTTTCGAGCCCGTGTAGCCCAGCTTTCAAGCCCACCAACGCCATTCTCATCCAAGTACACCATGGCATCTACCATATCGTAGACTGTTACAGTGCCATTTTTGAGTGCTAACCATAAATCGTTGAAGTTTTTGCCGGTACCAAGCAATTTTTCGGAAATTTCATTGACTGCCTTAGCGTTTGCTACTACCATGGCGTTGAATTCACGCTCAATATCAAATGAGCCACGGACGATAGCTTGAGACCACTGATAGAGGGCTGTGCTTTGCACATCTGCCGTCTGAGCACCAGAAACGATAGCATCGTTTAGGGCTTCAAAAATCTTAATTGATTGCCACACATTACCCGTCGCAGAAGTAAAGTATTGTACCTTTTCTGCGGCGTCATTTAGGGTTGTTGGCAATCCTAAAGTATATTCAGCCAAACTATTGATGGCGTTTGTGGCCTCGGTAGCACTAATACCAAAGTTCTCCATGACGATGGGGAAACGATTTAGAGAATCAAGACGTTTTACTGCATAATCAATGTTTTGGGTAACAACCGACACTGTTTTTTCGATGGCCTTAGAGATTAGATTACCAGCAGTAACAGCCATCGTAGCTACGCCACCACTAATACTCTTAAAACTATTTGAAAAGTTAGTAAGCTGTTTTTGGGTCTTGTTTAGCTCTTTCTGAAATTCATCAGTTTTTGCGCTAATCAATACCTGTAGCTCATCAACGGTAACTGCCATTATTTTGCTCCTTTTTTCGCCATCGCCATGATATACGCATCGAGTGCGCTATCAGTCGTAAAACCTTTATTCTTTTCTTCGTCTTTCGCGAGAAGAGGTTTTTTAGGATATGGGTTTTTCTTGCTTGCGTTCACGCCCATTGCTACATATTGCCCCAAGATATGGTTTAAGCTATCACGAATTCGTATCTCCGCATCAATACGCTCTTTATAGCCGTCTAAGCAGTCGTAGAAATCACCAAGCGTTAATTCCCAAAAATCTTTAAGCTGGATTCCTATACGAAAGGCTACTTTTTGGTTGCTTCGCCAGAGTTCAGTGAAGTTTTTGTATTGGACACTGCTTTGTCCATCGTCTCGTGCATTTGAGTTTTCAAAGCCTCTATGTCCATTTTCTCGCTCCCTAAAAAACCGGCAGCGTTGATGCCCTCCAAAATTGCCACCATCATATTCTCTGTACCAGATGCAAATAAGGCGTCAAAATCGTCATCGGTGCCTCCGCCAGCTAATATAAGAAAACGTAAATCAGCAAAACTGACACGCTTGCTCAAGCCGGCAAAACTGTCAATAAAACTTTTGCCAGTAGCTTCTTCCGCCTTGGCGATGTTGCTAGCTTTGTAATTTAGGGTGATTTTCTTGTCTTCCATTGGATTTTTCCTCGCTTAAATTGATAATGTGTGGGGAGATACCCTCTCCCCAAGGGTTTAGCTCTCGCTACCAGCAGGAGTGAAAGTCACATCACCGCTGACACGTAGAGTCATGCTGTAGGTATCGATACCATCAACAGTCTTCTCTCCATATTCAAAGGTTTGGATAAACGCATTGAATGAGATTGTGTGGCCAGCAGGAGTTGTGATAATCCAGCTTCTAGTCTCTTTAGAGTCAAAGATTGAGCGTAGCGCAGCAATCTGAGCGCCATCAACAACGTTACCGGCGATGTCAATTGTGCCCCAGTCTACAGCGCCCTGGATGTACTCTTTTGCTCCGTTAGGAGAATCAAGAGTGGTAACATCAATCTCTTCGCCCTCACCAGATACAGAACCGATTGAGGTAAGAGCCTTAATCACTGTATCCGCAGGTTCGGAACTAGCCTTAACCATTGTTAGGGTTGACCCCATTGTAAGCTTTCCAGCCATGTTAATTCCTTTCTATGAATTAGATTCTTTTATCGCTCCAAATCTCATTTGGATGTGATATAAGCTGCCCTCGGTTTCCAAATCTGGTGGAATATCCGCGCAGTAAGTTAGCAGATAATCTATCTTTAGCATTGCGGCCTCTGCTTCGCCCGCAACGCGACTCACAACAGCACTTTCATTACCCCAAACATCAACGACTATCTCTACGTCATACACACTAGGAGTTTTGTCTAGTTCGTAACGACCAGTTTTATTTCCGAGGGTAAAGGTAATTGCGGGAAGTTTATCTTTCTCAAACACTGCCTGGCGGCCTTGTGAGCAGGAATAACCTAGAGCCTTTAGCGTTTCATATACTTCGGGTTTTGGGTTATACATTCTTCACGCTCCTTTCCACGGCGGAAATAATAATTCGCTTGATGTTGGCTTCGTTCCACTTCAATGCTCGATACATAAACGGTTGGGCTACATAACCCCTTGTACGATAGAATGTTTTGCCACCGTCTGGGGTATAAGTCCATGGGTAATTAGCATACGATAAGCCAAGTTTTTTAGCACTGGGGTGATTCGACAATTCGCCGATGATACCAGTACCAAATTCAACGTACATAGCATACTCGCAAGCCGTAAATACTCGCCCAATGATTTCCTCGCGTTCTGCTCGCACATCCATACGGATAGTGCTGCGCAAATTGCCAGTATCTACTGGGCAGAGGTCTTTTGCAGTTGCCTCTGTTATGCCCGTTGCTTGGGTTACCGCGCTCTTTACCTCATCGTTTAGATGAGCCACACGGTTTAGGTGTTTTAATACCTCACCTAAACCCTCCACTCTGATACTTACTTGAGCCATTTGTGCCCCACAATCGTAAGGTGTGAGTCGCTAGGCAGAACATTATCGGCAACATAGACGACATCTTTGTATTCTAAAAGGTCATCTACAGCCACGCTTACGGACGTGTCGCAAGTAATTGCGATGTCGATAGATTCTGTAAGTCCCAGCTCGGTTTGTAATTCTCCAAGTGAAGTGAAGCGGACATTACCTTTGAATGTGCTAGCGACGGTTCCGGCCTTTTTTACTACTCCGCCCTCAGCATCCGTTTCCACGACTTTGTTCAAGACACTAATAACCTTGTCTCGAAAGACCTTATCAAAAGCTTCTCTAGCGGAATCTGGATATTGCATGGACTTTCCTATAGGGTTGTAGTAATTTGGTGAAACCACCGAACACCTCGCCATCCTCTGAAGATGCAAGATAATTTTTTACCTTGTCTCCATAAGTGATGGATTGACCATTGTCGGTCATAGAAACAATTTGGGTGTCGTCCTTGTCTCCATTTTCATTGACCTTGGTCTGGGTAAAGATGCGGCCTACAATGCGCGCTGCTACCTTAACAATCCGCTCATCGAACAAATAATCATTATCCGGTGTGGGTTGTAGTCTAAGGTATAGGGAAATTCGGTCTGTTACCTCCTCAGCCACATACTGTAGAAGATTTGGGTCTTCCTCAGTTGCGCGGTTGATTACTGGGGCAGCTTTCTTTACTTCCTCAACGAACTCATTGTAGGCCAATAACATCTTTATCCTTTCTCTCAATCGGGGTTATCGATTAAGACTCGCCACCACCGTTACCAGCGGCAACCTTTAGTCCACGTAGAGCAGCAGCAGCTTTGCTTGTCTTTACGGCTAGTGATGAGATAAACTCAACTTCACCTTTCTTGACAGCACCAGGAGTGCTTAGGTCTGGAGCATAGACAGAAACGATGTTGCTTCCATCTGGGCTTACAGCGTGAACACCATCAAGACCACGACGGATAGCATATAGAGTTGTGATTCCATCTGCATCAGTCTTGATGATTGGGTTGGTAGAACCAGCCTTATCACCCATCTTGATTAGGTTTACATTGCCGAAGTGACCGATTTCGTTTCCTAGCTCGTCACGAGTATAGTAAACGTTCTTAGTGATGTCGGCAACTGTCTGGAATACAGTCCACAAATCAGAGTTGATTAGGAAATCTGTAGTTCCGTCCATCGCAGCCTCAACCTTACGTAGGAAGTATAGGAACTGTGCGTAGTTGGCCTGGATTTTCTCCATTGTTGATAGGTCAATTACGTTTCCTGCTCCTGTGTTGATTTCGGTTGCAGTTCCGGTAACCATCTTGTCGATACCATTAAAGGCATTCTCGTCAGTTGAAGTATTACCGTTGATTACAAGGTCGTTGAATAGAGCAATCGCAGCCTTTGCCTTTTGGGCAGTCTGGAACTCTACTTGGTTCACAACCTGTTTTTCGTGCTTAGCAAGCACACGGTCGATATTGAACGCACCACCTAGAATAGATAGGTTCACCGCTACCTGCTCAGTGATAGTCTCTTGTGGAACATACTCAGTATTGATGGCACGAGTGGCAGCTGTTGCCTGTGTCTTAATACGGTTGTACACATAAGTAAGGCTATCTCCGCCTTGTGGTTTAACAGTGTCGTCAAACTGTAGGGCAGAAAGCAAAGGAGAGGTTTGGAATTCGTCAATAACGATGTTTGTCAGCTTATCCTGAGATAGCTGTTTGGCATCTGCTAATGTTAAAGCCATAACTTAGTCCTTTCTCAAAGTTTATTTCCCGTAGAGAAGCTCGTGCGTGCTCTTAATCTTGTCTCCGCCTGATGGCCTTGGTGCTGACGCTGGGTCAACCGGAGTTTGTTTTGCTAGTTTCTTCGTCACATTAGCTTCCACTGACTTATCGAAAGATTTGGCAAATGCCTCTACTCTCTTTTTAGTCTCAGCTTCATCCTCGGTGACTACGAAATCTAGGATTTCAGAGCTTTCGTCGATACCTTTCTCTTGGAGAAGTTCGCGAGCTGTTGCTCGGTTTTCACGAAGAGCTACTTCGCGTTTCGCTTTCTCGACTTCCTTGCGCTGTTCGTCGAGTTCCGCCTGGGCCTTTTCATCCGCAGTCATTTTTGCCTTGCGGTCATAATCCTCAAGGGCGTCTTTGATTGCAGTCTTGGTTGCTTCCTCGTTTTTGGCGTTGAGCTCATTCACACGCTTGCTAACGATTGCATCAACCTCTTCCTGTGTAAAGGTCTTTTTGGCGTCACCTTTTGGTTCGCTCCCTTGCGCTGGTTCGGCAGGTGTTCCGTTTCCAGCGGGATTTGTGGCGTTAGAGTTGTCGTTTGTACCATTGATTGGCTGTGGCATTTCTAATCTTCCTTTCGATTTACGCTTCTCAGCTTAGTATTACGAACAACAAAAATGCGACCATCTAGGCCGCAAAGAAAAAATCGCTAAACCTACGAGGTCGCGATTGTCCTAAAACAATTATATCATAAGTGTTTATCTTTCGCTAATAATTTTGCCTAACTTTACTAAAATGGGTATTTATGCTACAATATGGTTATGTAACCCCTACCTCTGCGGTATTGAAATAACATACGGAAAGCGGAGGCGAGGGGTTATTTTTTGAGCTTTATCACTATCTCTTTGCCACGACTCCAGACATGGAGACGGCGGATTTTTGTGCCATGGACTAGATTGTAATTTGAGAGCTTTTCTTCAAGCGCCTTAGTTAAGCGACGACCGCCAAGATTTATCATAAAGTTCTTCTTGTAGCCACTCTTGGCGGCTCTACTAATTGAACTAGAAATCGAAGAGTATTTGAGCTTTTTGCTCGGTGTTTTAAGCTCCCACATTGTGCGTCCCACTTTGTAGTCGTTGGTTTCTAGTGGTACACCAGTATCTGGGTCTTTTCGTGAAAGTTTGTCAATCCACGCAATATCGTGTTCTTGGCCATAAGTTCTAGCAAATGACCTTTCGCCAGGTTCCATATTATTTCGCCAGTATTCGGGCGTTACGCCTATGTTGGACATGATTTGCGAATCGGCTAACCTACCGGTCATCGTAGGTCCACTGGCAACGCTCGTGGCGCCCGTAGCGGCCATCGTTTGAACTTCTTTGAGCCACGAATTATATGGTTGGTTAGCAGTTAGGTAATTCTCGCCTTTAGCATTTCTAGCAATACGATATTTGGATTCATATTCTTCGCCAAAATAGGGCTTAATTGCGCTTCGGCAATTTGGATGGAGAGGCGGCACATTTTCGCCCTGCTTCGCCTCTTTCACTAAATACACTTTGTGGTCGTGCTCTCTGCAAATATCAGAAGTCCGTTCATCCAGCGTGGCAATAAATTGGTAGCGTTCGATATCTAGCTCTTCATAAGCTTCCAGTTCTGCTTGATTTTCAAAATAATTAGTCTCAGTCCGTACCAACCGCGCCGCCTCATATTGTTTGACACCAAATCGTTCCATTACCTCTTGGATAGTTTTTGCCGGTGCTTGGCCAGTTGCGATAGCTTTACCTAGTATCTCGTGGAGTGAACCAGCCAATTTGTCAGTGCTTCGCCATACTCTCTCGGAATACCGTGAGCCATAAAATTTGGTCTGCAACACTTTTTCAACGATTCTGGTATCTAGCACCGAAAAAGCGTTTGGCGTCTTTGTTCCACGTATGGTATCATAGACGGAGCGATAATAGGAGTTCGAGAACGTCTTGCGATATGATTTGCCAGAAATTTCTATCTCTTTTTTAGCCGCCTTATTGATTTCACCCCACATCTGCGCGTGCATCATTTCTAGCCGACTCATTTTACCTTTGTAATTGTCCGGCAAACGAGTATCCAGCCCCGCATTGGACATATCTTTCAAGAATCTTTTGATATCACCGTTTGTAGCCACCTTATCGAGCGCAACACTATCAAAGCCCTCTCTCGCATAGTAGGCAGCGTACATTTCTTTTACCTGTTCTACGGTGCGTTTGGCGGCAAGTTTATAGACTTGTTGAATCTCCCGCATATATGGCAGAGACCGTCTTTCTGCTTCCGTCAAACGCTCTAGCGAACGCTCACTCCAGTACTTATCACTAGGTAGAGTCATAAACTACTCCAAATCATCTAGCGATTCATTACTTTTTGGCTTTCCGTCTTCATTTTCCTCATTCGGGTCGCTAGTACCGTAGTTGCCAGCACCACGTTGTAATTCTTTTTCATCTTCCTCGGCTGCTAATCTGACCTCTTCTTCCGCATCACGCACGTAAGAAATCTGAGCAGATTGAGTAGTTTTGCTAACAAGGCCGAGACCAGCGTAGTTAGCGGCAATCTGTGACATCTCAAGGTCATTCTTTGGCAGCCCACGGGTAAAGATAACATCGACCTCCGATGTCGCTACGGTTTCCATCTTATTTTTTAGATGTAAGAAATTATTGTAGATAATGAACCGCTGGCGTAGCCCACGCTCGAAATAGCGCTCTTTACGCTGGGTGCGTTCCTCGAACGGCAATAGCTTATATCCCAGAGCTACACCAGTTGAATTACCGGCAAATTTCTCATCACTCATATCTGGTACCATTGCGAATTTATGGATGTCACTAGCGATAGTTTTACGAAGCACGTCCGCATCGGCCTCATTGATGTTCTTAATGATATACTCAGCACGCGAATCTGGTGGAAGACCAATGACACGATGTTCTTTTACCTCTTTCATCGTTTCTTCGTCCATATCTACGCCTTCAAATGCTAGAATTGCATCTACTAGCGCCTCACGGTCTATCACACGGTCTGATTGTAAAATGTTGTAGGCATCAATTAGCGCAATTACTGCCTCGAAATCACCACGAAAACGACGGTTATTTACATATTCTACCACCGGAACAGCACCCATTTCGTGAGGAGTCGGCGCCTGTAATTCCTCCCAACTTTCGCCTTTTATGCGATATTTGGCTGTATTAACTCCATCTAATACCGTTATATCAAATACATCTTGTATAATCTCACCGTTCTCATTTAGTACTGGCATAAAATACACCGCATACATCATATCGTGACGAAAAGTATTGTCACGAATTACGATAGTATTGCGCACATCAAGCTTAGCCGAAAGAATGTTGGCTTCCTCATCGGCATAAATCATTTCATAAGCTTTACCGTAGATTGAACAGTCCTCGGCTAGTTCTGAGTCAAGGTCGGAGATGTTCTGCTGTAAGTAGGCATCAGTGATAGCACTGATATCGACATTTTTACTCGCTTGGTATTGCACTGGCTCGCCTACCAAATATGAT